ATCAGAGATGTAGAGAGAGGAATAGTAGCTGCGTCTGGAAAAGTAGGAGCTATTAAGCAAGGTTTAAATACAGGTGCTCGAGTGATCGATGCTTTACAAACAACTGGACTCACATCAATGGTTCCGGTTCTTGGTGTAGGTCTAGGAGCAATTTCAGCTGGATTAAAATCAGGATCAAGAGGTCTTCAACAAGTTCAAGATGTAGGCAGAGATTCTCGTCTAGCAACTGGTAAAGCCAAAAACCAATTATCTACTGTAGGAGAAACAGCAAGTGGCAGAGTTGCGAATGTAGCAGGACGAGGACAAATGAAACTTGAAAAGTTTGGTGAGCGTAGCAAAGCATTAGAGGCACAGACACAACAAGATATACGAGATGTTAGATCAGCATTTCAAGGTTAACATTTCCAATAATTTAATTTCTTTTCATATATTATTATGAAACCATTTTTACAAAGGGGATCTGGTTTAGACAAAGTTAAAATGGGCAAACAATTAATGCAACCAAGTATCTTGGCAGCAGCAACAAAAAAACCCGAACTTGTTACAATGGGGCAAGCCAAAAAAGTATTACAAACATTTAAACCAATGTAATCGTTGTGTTACATTTTGTTTAACTCATAGTTGAGATAAACCATATTATTTAATAATATAATTTATCAATTATACCATATTATTTAATAATATAATTTATCAATTATACCATTTATTTAATAATATAATTTATCAATTATTTTTTCTCTGTTTATTAAAATGGACAATACGGCCAATATTGAAAACACTGAAAAAGGTTCTTTATTAAAGGAAAAGAAACCGAGACCACCACAGAGCGAAAAGCAAAAAGAGGCATTTAAAAAAGCACGGGAGATACTAGTGGAAAAAAATAAACAAAAAAAAGAGGCAAAAATTTTAGACGCAAAACGGCAACTTTTGGAAAAAGAGGGATATGTTAAGCAACCACCAAAAAATGAGACCATACAATTTAAGATAGATGAAAACGATGAAAGCGATGATGATAAGCAAAACATAAAAGAAATCCAAAAAGAAAAACCGAAAAAACCAACAAAAGAAAAAACACCATTAATTAAGGAGGAGAAAAAAAAGGTAATGCCAAAAAAACAAAATAAGGAATATGTAGGAACAAAAGTAGAAACAGATGATGATGATGACGATGATGATCAAAATAGCGATTCAAGTGAAGAAATTGTTATTATTAAGAGAACAAAAAAAAATAAAAAATCTCAACCTAAGATTCGTCGAACAAAATCATATGATGAGGATGAGGATGAGCCATATCAGGAAAGTGTAGCAACTTTACCAAATTATAATAATTATTTTTTATAATAAAATTTATTTTATTAAGTTATATTATAAATGTCTTTGCCAAAGAACTTGCTTTACGCCAACAAGGTTGATTCTATGGGATCCCGCCCTTACACTAGCAATATCCAATCGCAGAATCAAGTTTATACTATGAATGACACGATAGTGCTTAATATTCCCTGCAACCGTAACACGGTGCTCTCACCTGCTGACAGTTTCCTCAAGTTCAGTGTTGCATGCACAAATGGTGCCGCCGTTAACACTTGGACTCGTCTTTCTAAGGCCGGTGCTCACGGTTTCATACAGAGACTTAGATTATTCCACGGTAGCACGCTTTTAGAGGATGTTGATAACTACGGAAATCTTATGGCTCAGCTCTGCACTCACCAACGCTCACCTGATGATGTGTTTTATGGTGGATCGGTTGTAGAGGGTTTTGATGAACAAAGTCAAGTATCTATTAATGCTATTTATAACATTTCTGGTCTTAGAGGTCAGCGTATCACAAATGCGGCTTATGCTGCTGGTGGAGGTGCGGCTGATATTGCTGCTGCCGCTGTAACCCCTGTTAAAACTTTTTGTATTCCTCTTGTATCTATCCTAGGAACCCTTACTGATAAGTATGTTCCCCTTTTTGCTATGACCTCATCTAGTTTGAGACTTGAGTTGCAACTTGTATCTAGTGCTCAAATTCCTCTACTTGCTTTAACTGGTTATACCTCATTCTCAATTACAAATGTAGAATATGTTGGTTCTTTTGTTGAACTTTCTGACCAAGCCTTATCTGTTATCCAACAATCTCAAGGTGGTGCCCCTCTAACTATGGCTGTTGATCGTTATGCCAATTTAATTGGAAATGCCAATTTGTTAAATGCGATTACCAATGTGAGCATCCCTGTTCCCTTTAAATATTCATCTACTCAGGCTATACTTTCTACTATCCGCCAACACGCTGCGGGTGTTACCACATTTGATTCTTTTGGTTCCAATCATTTTTCTTTACTTGAATATTACTGGCAGATGGGAAGTGAATCAATTCCTAGCAAGCACGTGGGAGCCGATTTGTATAATGGAAATCGCCCTATGATGTATAACTTTTATTGCTCTGCTCTTGGATCACCTTATTCCCTTTCTTACAATCCCCTTATTTCTCAATACACTTATGATACTATGGCTATCCCCGTTGCTTCAACTGAGACACCTAACACCACAGCCAATAACTTAACCTCTATTGCTGGTGCTTTTGGCATTGGACAAGAGTTGGTTTCTTACCCCTCAGCAAATGTTGATCAAATGTTTGCTGGCCGCAATACCTCAAGCGAGGATATTTATTTGAATTTACAATTCGCAGCAAACGCTGCTGCCCCTGCGGTGCGTTTTGATCTTTACTGCTTACACCACGCTGTCATCATTTGCGAAAGTGGCCAAGCGAGCATCAGATATTAAATACATATATGGTAACATATTCCGCCTGACGGCGGCCGACCTTTTAGTTTAACCAACTTTGATAGATTATATGATTATAATGCTTGTTTAATTGATATTAACCAACATTGACAGCATAAATAGGTTTAACCTGACATAAACAATCAAGTAAAAATTTTTTATTGAGAATTTACACTAGTATCAATCAGTTTATACTATCAAATTGATAGTATAAACATATTTAACCTGATATAATCCATCAACACAGGTTAAACCACACCCTAATGTTTCACATATTTCAACAATTGTAAAGGACTGTTACCCATTTCCGTAGCGGTTTCCGCCAACTCTTTTAAATTTATACCATTGAACTTTTTCGTTGCGTAAATATGTCTCAACATTGATGTGCTTATTTTGCGACCAAATATTTCATTGAGACGATGTGTCATTTGAGGACTTGTCAGTGGTTGCTTTTTATTATCAAACAATACATAATCACTATCTATTACTTTGAACCATTTATTTAATATGAGCTTTAATGGTCTGCTGATTTCATTTTCCTGCTTATCATATTGCTTTGCTGTCTTGTAATTTTGAAATACAAATTTTCCATTCTTGACATCAACATAATTATCTTTCTCAGGATCATAATCTTTCCATTTCATAACACCAAAATCAATAGATCGTCTTGGTGCTTGAAATATTCCACCTGTTAAAGCAAGCATTACCCATTTCATTAATTCATTTATATCTGTCGGTGTTAGTTTCTCTTTCTTTAAAATAATCTTTGCGTGTTGGTCTAGATTATTAAATATCTTTTCCACCTCTTCTGGTTCAATCATATTTTCTTGCTGCTGTGGTGTCTTTTCTTGTTTCATCTCATTATGATTATAATCATTAATATCTTTCATCATCTGGATACTATAATTTTTATTGTTAGTTAGAACAGATAATGCTGCCAAAATAGTCTTGCGTTTATTGTAAGGCATATCTGATAAATGTTTCAAGATAGAATCATCTTTATCAAAGTTATCCATTTTATATTCCTTATCATCATAACACTTATCATAAATATTTTTAAGAATACTTTTATATGTTTTTAAACTGTTTGATCCCAAATGAGGTCTATTCTTTTTGATGGTTTCCATTATGTCATCCATTGGTTTATATTATTGCTTAATATTAAATTTTTATATAATTTGTCAATTAAATATTACTTATAATCCATATATTAATTAAATATTATAATATAATAGCCAAAATAATTATGTAGAAATATTTTAATATTAATGCAGTTATAACGCTTTTAACTTGCTCGTAGATAAACTCTGCAAGTTTGGCGTTATCTTTTCCAACAAAAAAAAGCCTATTGATTTTATTTTATTCTTATTTCTACGAAACATTGTTGTTTTGGTTATCTTTTCAAAAACCAAATCTACTACCATTTCTACCACATTAGTCTTTCCATCAAAAAAATCTTTACATACCTCTACAACTATTTCCTTTTTTATTGATCCTTTACCTTTGCTAGTAAATAAATCCTCTACGATTTGACAACAAAAAAGCACTACAGAATGGTTTAGTTCTAATTCATCTTTATTAAATATATTAAGAGCATTTCTTAATTCCATTATTGCTTCATTTTTTAATTTAAAATACTTAAGTTGCTTTTTCTTTTCTTTATATCCTTTCACTGAACTTAAATTCAAATTAGATTTTAATGACTCATCTAGGTATGTTTCTGTTACGATCAATTCACATTGTTCTTTGGGTTCAATTACATCCTCAACAGGGGGAACATCACGGCGAATGATTTTGGGTTCCATCATTATAAAATATAATTATATTTTATTTTTTTAATATTAATATATATAAATGAATATTTCAGAATCTATTCCAAAAGCTGGCTTTTCTTTAAAATACAATGATATCAGTGTGAGTGATGTTGTTGGAAATTATCCTGTTACAAATTCTGTTGGAACAATTAATGCTACTAGAACAGAGGCTACTTGGTTTTCTATTAATCTTGAGCATATGTTGGGAGATATGTATAATAGATATGATATGTTTAATTTAAGATTAAATTGTGTATCTTATCAACAACAAGCTGCTTTTGGTGTTGCCCCTTTTGATCGTTTAATTCAATTTGGTGTTTCTGGTTTGGCTTGGGAAAATAATAATTATAACACTGTTAGAAAGATGTTAACAAATGAAACAGTTCTTGGAATTTTAAACTTTCAGGAGAATATAGCAGAAGCTTATGTTTTTGATAATTCATTTGTTGCGACTTTTAGAAAGCAAAAAACTTGTAACATTACAATTCAACTAGAAACTTTAGATGGTGGTGTTCCTGCTCTAGATGCTGGTGAAATATTTCCTAGAATTTCTTGGTATTTTGATATAATTCCGGTTGAGATAGATAAAACAAAAGCTTAAAGGTGGATTAAATAAAATAAAATAATTTTATATATATATATGAAATTATTGTCTCAAAAGTGTGCACAACTAACAACTTATTTTGCTGGTGGAACATCTACTTATGTAATTAATATGAGAACTGTGCTTGGTGAAACAAATTTTAAGATTGGTGATAAATATAACATCTACTTAAGGGCGCAAATGAACGATGTAGGCGCTGTTCCAGTTCATCATAGGGCAGATCGTTTTTTATTATCTAGCAGTATGATGCGATTTCAAAATTATGAAACACCTGTTGACAAACAATCATCTAAAGCCGAAATGGTTTCATATGGATCCTTTCCTTTATTTTTTGATACAAATATTACTTGTAATGCTATTGCTTTAAGTTCTAGCGTGTATCATACATTTACACTTGAGGGTGAGGTTGGAACTATTACTATGCAGTGCCAAGACCAAGGATATAATATTATAAGTGCACACGCTTATCCAAACTTTTATTTTATATTCGACATTTATCGGTGCCAAAGTGATTAAGAAAAGTTTAATTTATATATAAAATAATATTTATATAGTTTATATATATATTGCATGTATTCTGGATTAAACAACAAGCTCGCAAATGTGCCTACCATAACTGGTCTTTCTGATATTGTAGCTGACTCTGTTACAACCGATACTTTAATTATTGATGGTAATGATATATCTACAATTATAGATCAAGTGCCTATTAACACCGCAGCCATTGCTGCTTTACAACAAGTTACCACAGGGCAATCCTACGCTACAATTGGTGATACAACAACTTTTGATAATAATGTTACTCTTACAGCTGGTAAAACAATGACGGCTGATAACTTTACTGGCCTCGCATCAAACTCATCACAAGTATTGGTTACTTTAAATAATGATGCTACAACTTTTTATCCTACATTTGCTTCTACCGGAACAGGACAAAAATCATTATTGTTTGACACTACAACTACACCTTTATCATATTTACCAAGCACATCTACTCTGACTTGCTCTAACTTTTCTGGACTTGCATCAAATGCATCACAAGTATTAGTTACTACAAATAATGATGCAACTACTTATTATCCTACATTTTCTTCTACTGGAACCGGACAAAAATCATTATTAATTGATACAACAACCACACCTTTATCATATATACCAAGCACATCATTATTACAAATGGGGTCTTTTGCAACAGTAAATAATTCATCAGTAAGTAATCTACGTCTTGGGTCTAAAAATAGTGCAACTATTTATATGAAATACGGAACTGAATTAAATACTCTTACCACTGGTGATTTCAATGTTATCGTGGGTGGAAATATTGGTAACGCTCTTCAAGGCGGTTCAAATAATTTTGCTTTGGGATACAACGCTTTTAATAACAATATAAATGGTTGCAATAATTGTTTAATGGGACATCGTGCCGCACTTGCTTTGGGAGCATCAGGTAATTTTTATACTCAGTATAATACTGCTATTGGTGATACTACTTTAACAAACGCAAATGATGTTGCCGAAATCACTTGTATTGGTTCTAATACAGGATTATCTATATTAAATAACAATGTTAAATGCACTTGTATTGGTTCTTCTGCTGATTGTGCTGATGGACTTTCTTATGCTACGGCAATTGGTGCTACTGTTTCTGTTACCACAAGTAACACAGTAAAAATAGGTCGTGCTGCAGATACAACGATTTTTGATGGAACTGTTACAAATACAATTACTCAACCAGCAGCAGGTGATAGTTCAACAAAAGTGCCAACGACTGCATGGGTTCAAACAGCGATTAGTGCAGGATTGGCACCTGCAAATATGGTTACTACAAATACAGTTCAAAATATAACAGCAAATAAAACGATGTATGGAGCATCATTATTAATTGATGATGGAACAGGTAAAAACACAACTTTATCACATTTTAATCAAACATTAAATTTAAAAAACAATAATACAAATAGCACAGTATCGGTTACTGGAGTTATTCCTGCTACTTCATTAAATATAATAGTACCAACTGATGGATCTAATCCTACAACAGCACAAATACTTAACACTACAGTAACAGGTGATAATATACCAAATCAAACTAATACTTATTATGTATCTGCTCATACATTTAATTCTTCACAACAAATAACAACATTATCAATGCCGTCAGGTCAAATACAAAGTGTCGGTGCATTAACAATAGGTATGTTTATCACATCAGGACTTGGAACAAACTTTTCAAATGGAACTTATGTTACTGGGGTGGTTGCTGGAACAGTATATACCATTAATCAACCGGCATTAAATACAACATTATTTAAAGTAGGAGTTAATTTTTCTTTGATAACAACAAACCTTACTTTATCCGCAGCAGTATCAGTTGGAACAATTAATTTTAATAATTTTGGGCAATTTCAATTTTTAACAAACAATGGAGGTGGATCTCAAATCATGCCTTTAAGTATTGATGCAAGTAAAATGAATATAAATGTTCCATTGCATGTAAATAATACTGCTACATTTTTTGACACCGTTAATTTCAGACAAAATAATATTACACTTGGAACAGGGAATACTATTAATTTGGGTTCAGGTGCTGGAAGTAATTTGAACAATTTAGTTTGTGGATTCACCAACGCAAAATCCATTGTCTTTACAACTGGTGGTAATACAGTTCTTGGAGGTGATTGTGGAACTAATTTATCTACCGTATCAGCAAATAATACCCTTGTAGGATATTCAGCTGGACGGACACTAACAAGCACTGCAAGTTCTAATGTTTGTATTGGAAAAGACGCAGGAAAAACAGTGAGTTCAGGACTTGAGAACACAATTATAGGAAATGCTGCTGGTTGTCAAGCATCAGGAGGTTCAGTAGGTAGTGGTTCTTATAATGTAATTGTTGGAGGCAGAGCAGGAACAGCAATGATCACTACATCTGCTAATAATACATTAATAGGGACAGTCGCAGGATACAGTCTAACAACTGGTTCATCAAATACTATCTGCGGATTTTCAGCTGGAACAGGATTACTTACTGGTAATTACAACACAATCATAGGAGATGAAGCAGGAGATAATATAACTGGTAGTGGTAATATTTGTCTTGGTGTTTCCTCTACTGTGCCAAATGCTGCTGGTTCAAATCAAATTGCCATAGGAAGAACAACTGAAACTATGTTTATACAAGGTGGTTTTAATTGGAGATTTGGTGGAGTAATTACAAATAGCACAAATGGAAATTTGAGTGGTGTAGTTATGGGGCAATATTATACTGTCACTATGGCTTCCGCAGGAAATACTATTACTTTACCAAACCCAGCAGCAACAGGTAATCTTGGTAAGGTGGTTATATTTAAAAGAAAACAAAACACTACCGTATTTACTTTAACCTCAACAGGTGCTGCAGGGTTTCTACCTATTGGTTCAATTACTTTATCAGCATCACCGCATTCGGTAGCAGCAACTGTATTTCAAGTTACTTTAGTTGCCGATGGTCTTAATTGGGCTATTATTAATCAGCAATAAATTGGTTAATTTAAATAAATAATAATATTAAGATATATTATATGTCTGCGATTAATCCTTTTAATGAAATTACTACAAAAACTGCTGTGAGATTTACTATTGATATAGCACAAATAGAATTAGGTGTTTCTGCTACATTTAGAGTGACGCTTCTTGATTGCGATGATAGATGTATTTCTCATAAATATGTGACCTTAGAGGGACAAGACTACAAGGGTTGGGGAACAGATGATGAATATGTTGTTAAATTTATTTCAAGAACATTGGGTTTAACTCTTATAAATTAAAAATTATTTATAAAATATTGATATAGTATAAATGATTTCTGAAATTCCAAGTGGTTTAAAACAGATGGCAGCTATCAAGGAAAATATGAATGTATATTTAGATGGTGTTAACCGAAACATTCCTAGTGCTAACGGTTTTGTTTGGTGTTTAACAGGTTCAGGTGGATCAGGTAAATCTAGTTTGTTATTATCGATGTTTAAATCTAATGATTATTATCGTGGAAAGTTTGATAATATATTTTTATTTACGCCGTTAACAAGTTACTTATCAGTTAAAAAGCATCCGTTTGAAAAACACGACAAAGTGTTTCACGAATTGGATTGTGATGTTTTAGACGATATTCAAGATGAGTTGCTATCAATTAAAGAGGAATGTGTTGATAACGATTATGAAATGGAGAACTCATTAATTATTATTGATGATATGGGTGGTGATTTAAAAGATAAACATTTGATTAGATGTCTCAATCGAATGATTCTTAAAACAAGACACATTAACTGTAGCTGGATATTTACATTACAATCGTATTATATGTTTCCAAAAATATTAAGAAAGCAAATGAATTACATAACAATCTTTAAACCAAAGAATATGGAGGAGTGGCAATCTATTTCGAAAGAGGTATTTGGTATATCCAAAGATAAGCAGCAACTATTGTATGATTATTGTTTTACAGAACCATATCAACATTTGGATCTAGATTTAAGGACAAGTCGTATGTTTAAGAATTTTAATGAATTACAAATAAAATAAAATAAATTATAATAATATATATGCCAAGTAAGAAAAGCAAAAAGGATAAAAAGCGAAAAGCTCGTTTATCTGATAAGGATATTATTAAATTACTTAAAAAGCTTAGACCAAAGAATCAGCAAATAGTGCGTGTTAACATTGGCGATAAAGATGGTCAAAAAAAATCAACCGCATTTCAACCTAACATAGTGCCTGTTATTAGTTACGCAGCACCATTCCAATCACAACCAACACCACCACCTTTACCACCACCACTACCTGTAAGTCAGCAACCACAATTACAACCTTTGATATTACCCCGTAATGTTCCGCCACGACTACCAAATGTTCTAGAAAGTGAATCAGAATTTGAATCACCTGTCAAACCAAGAAAGCAAAGACAACCTAGGAGAACAAGAGAGCAAATTCGTGCAGATCAAGAACAAGAACAACTAGCAGCAATAGAGGAACAACAAAGATCTAGATTTACAGCACCAAAATTATTTAAAGACGGCGGTTTAAGTGATTACGCTTATCAGCGTAGTCATTTTCAACCACCTACTAACAATGATAGATTTTGGGGTCAGGCTATTGATGAGGATCCAATGAATGATCAAGCGGGTGTCGTAGCTCAACCCGTATCAAGTGACGAATGGACTGGAACACCTCAAGGTGATTTTGAGCAGCTACCTGTAGCAGCAGCAGAATTCGCAGCAGAACCGGCAGCAGCAGGAGCAATTGAAGCTCTAGAACTTGCACCGGCACCTGAGGAAACTTTTTCAGGTAGCAGATCAATTGGTTCTCAATCATTAACAGAAAGAATAAGAGCAATACCAACAGAATCTGTTTTTGGTGAGGAGGAACCTGATTGGACAAAAGCAGTTCAGCTAGCTGATTTACCACCACCACCACCACCTGCTGAGGAGGAAATGACAATAGCATCTGGTGTTACAGGTTCATCAAATAGATCATTTGAATTACCATATATAGAAAAAGTAATGAGAGATGCACCTGAAACAGCAGCTGGTTTAATGAGATCAGACATTGTTAAAAGTATAAAATCAGGTTACGCAGGTGTTCCACCAAAATTTCTTACACCAAAAGGACGACTTAAAAGTAAATTATCAAATAATGAATTATATTCTATTTATGGTGATTTAAGAATGTAAGTTAATTTTGTTATACTTTTTTAAAAGTATATATATATGTTTGTAATTAATGTTGAAAATTCACCAATGAGAAAATATGTGTATAGAGTTTATTTAATTAATGGTGACCATATTGATATTGGTAATATGAAAACATTTTATTATACTGATCATCACGATAGAAAAAAAAGAGATTCCTATTTACGAAACCTAACTAACACTGAAATAAAAGTATTACAATCCTTAAAACCGACTCAATTATTATATGAAACATTTTTGTTGAATGGTTACTCAAAAAATATAATAAATAATATTAACTTTTTTAATCAAGAAATTTTGCCATTAAAAGATTAGAATATTAAGGAAAACTAAAATTCTACTAATAACGAAAGTTAGCCGAAAATTTAAAATGTTTATATAATATATATGGAACTTATTGCCGAAAATGATGCTAGTTTTGACGATCCTTTACATTTATTTTTTTTTTACAAAATTTCTTGTAAAGATAAATCAATTACCAAATGCTATGTTGGTAAGACAATAAATATGAAACAAAGACTAGCAAACCATAAAACTAAGAGTAAAATAAGTGAATTGCCTCTTTATGTATTTATAAGAACCAATGGTGGATATGATAATTTTGATTTTGACATTTTACATAAATGTCTTTGTAATGAGCAAACAAGTCTGTTTATTGAGAAATCATTAATTAAATCTTTTGATTATGTATTAAATATACAATTACCTTATTTGGGTGAAAATGGCTATTATAACAGAAACAAGTGTAGGGAACATTATAAGGTTACTACAGATTGTGACTGTGGTTGGTCTGGTTCTAAAATGAATTTATCTAAGCATATTAAAACTTCTAACAAACATAGGAAATATGTTGTAACAAAACTAGAAAATCAAGTTTCAACGATGTCTAACGATATTGATCTTTTTGATTATTAATAAGTAAATATTTAAGAATAAGTGATTAAATATTTAAGCGAAATATTAAGGAATATGTTAACCAAAACTAACAAATATTAAGGAAAATTACTATAGTTAAAATTCACTATATATTATTAACTTTGTTAAAAAAAGAGATAGCTCTAGCATATTTAAAAAAAAATACTCAAAAAGTAAGTAAAAATAATTATTTCAAAAATATAGATTTAGATTTTTACAATTTTCAATAATATATAGTGAATTTTAACTATAGTAAATATTAAGGAATATATTAAAGAAAATAGCTTAGAATTATTTTCTTTTATTAGTATATAAAATGGAATCTGAATTAACTGCCTGTTTATTTGAATGTTACTTTGATGATGCGGATTATGAATTTAAAGATATTAATGATATGAGCTTAAAGCAGCTAGTAATTTACAAGAAACAATTACTTGACTTACAGGGAGGAAATAAACTAACAAAAAAGCAAAAGGAAATATTTAATGGAAAATTTAAAGAGGATGTTTGGAATGAATATCCATCAACGCTTTATAATGCAACAGAATTAGAGGCGGAATTTGATAAAAAAATGAGGCTATTAGAATTTAAAAAATACAAAGAGGTTTGTTATAAGATAAATAATAACTTATTTAATGATTCAAAGGATATGATCTTAAAAATAGAGGAACTAGAAATTCAATTAAAGGAACAAAGTGAAACAAAATATAAAGCAAATCACAAAGTATTTATGATGGAAAGAATAACTTGTAAATGTGGAATGGAATCAATAAGGAGCAATTTATCTCATCATAAAAAATCAAAATTTCATTTAATTTATGAATCAAATGTAGCAAAGGTTCAAGCAGAAAAACTAACAAAAATACAAGCTAAACAGAAACAAAATCAAATTAATTCAAGAATGAATAACGGCTATCAATTAAACGATGAGGGTAAAATAGTATGGCCATTGGATACAGATGGAAACCGAGTATATTTACTTGATCAAAATGGTAAGAATATTTACCCGAAAAATAAAGATGGTGATGATATTTGGATGAAAGACAAAAATGGAATCACTATTAGACCTGAACAAGAAAAAGTTGTAATGGATTGGTTGTTTAAATGATCTTTCTATATTAAGGAATATATTTAAGAGTTAATACTCATAAATATGTTTAAGGTAAAGGACATTGATTGATTTCTCTATTTCTTACTATAGTTAAAATTCACTATATATTATTGAAATTTATAAAAATCCAAATCTATAATTTCAAAAAAGTTTTTTTTTCTCACTTTTTAAGTATTTTTTTGAAAATATGCAAGAGCTCTCTGTTTTTTTAACAAAGTTAATAATATATAGTGAATTTTCACTATACAGGATTTTGCTATTTTTGAGTTTCCAAGATTTTCAATGAAATATTAAGGAATAATTAAGCAAATTAAATTTATGAAATATTAAGGAATAATTAATTAAATATAATTAAATATAATTACTTAAAAATAAAATCTTTTGTTAGTATATAGAATGACTGAACTAACCAATTCGCAACTTACCAATATTTTGATCAATCAAAATAATACCCTTCAAGCACTTATTCAAAAGAAAATGCCAAAAACTATTCTTAAAGATATTAAGCCAAATGTAACCATTGAGGAATTTATTGAGAATATTGAACTATTAGAAATTTCAAAACTTTTAACTTATAAACTACCTAACTATTACGCAGTTGTTATTATGCACAATTTGGAGAAATTAGATTCTAAAAATCATCCAATTATATGCACGGATGCTAGACAAAAGAAACTATATTATTACACACAGGGTGAATGGAAACTTGATAAGAAAATTATGGAACAAATTAAGAGCAAAATCTTTCACTTGGTTCTAGATCAAATAATTCTTATGAAAAAAAAGACGCACAATAATGAGGAAACTTGTATGTGTATTTCCGTCTTTTTTGATGTTGAAAAATATCCTAGTGAAAAATTGCTAGATAAAATTCAAATAGAACTTGGCAAACAATTACCATCAATTAATGATCTTGAATTTGATTAAATATTTAAATTTATATACTTAAATATTTACTTATATATTGAATTACTTATTGAATTACTTATTTGTTAGTTTGGTTAACATTTTAAAGTAAAAAATAACTTAAGAATAATTTTTGTCTTTTTATATGGATTTTAATTTAAAATAATCTTTGTATATATTATTATTATATGAATAAATTAAACGTAGTATGTAATATAGGAAATCCTTCAAATAACAAAATTAAAAAAGAAATAAAAGAGTTAGAACTATTAATATCTCAAACTAAGGATCAAGAGAAACTAATTTGGTTGAAAAGTTGCTTATTTAGAATTAAAAATAGATATTATTCTTAATTATCGTTTAACCAAATGATATCTTTATTTAAATTCATTTTCCAACAATAGTAAAAGCAATCAAAGTTACATTTATTTTCTGATTCAGTTCCATTTTTTATAAACTGTATTCTTTTACGAGGAATTATGATTTGTAATTTATCAGCATATGGCACAGCAAAAGGATCGTAAAGATAAAAAAAACAAAGAGGTATATGATAAGAAATATTATGGTAACTCACCTGAATATCAAAAGCTATGGTATAAAACAGGTGCACAAGGTGTTAATAAATAATATCTTTTGTTAGTTATATGGATAATTTAATAATAGATTTGAAAATAAAGATAATATCACTTGAAACAGAGAACATAGCATTAAAGAGAAAAATGGATCAAATCTATAAGGACTGGAACTATGACACAAATAAATATAATGAATTAAAGCAACAGTTTAAGAAACTGAAACTTACAACAACTAACAAATAAGGATTTGAATTATTCCACCTATAAGTTTCACGGAAAAAGGTGGAGCCAATTACTGGGGGGTTTTACTGGGGCACAGCTCCAATATTTGTTAGTTTAACCAAAATTTATAATATAAATATAATATAAAATGTCTATTACAATTTATAATGCTGACTGTTTTGATATACTATCGACAATACAAGATAAAAGTATAGATCTGGTGATTTTAGATTTACCGTATGGTCAAACCGAATGTCACTGGGATATTCCAATAGATCTAACTCAGCTATGGATACAATTAAAAAGAATAAGCAAACCTAACACTGCGTTTCTATTTTTTACAACAACCAAATTTGGTTACAAATTAATTCAAGCAAACGAGAAATGGTTTCGCTATGATATTGTTTGGAACAAATGTAACACGCTTGGATTCTTAAATGCACATAAGATGCCTTTAAGAACACACGAAATGATTTATGTATTCTATGAAAAATTACCAACATATAATATAAAAAATTATCATACCTATAATAATAAAGGTAAGGCAACAACAAAAGCAGATCGTAGCAATGTATATGGATCTTATCAAGGTGTATCAAATGGTAAATGGGATCCTTTATTACCTGTTAGTATGCTTACATATCCTGTTTTAAAAACAAAAAAGTTTCATTCAACAATGAAGCCACACGATTTGTTAGTTTGGTTAATAAAATACTACTCAAATGAGGGAGATACTATTTTAGATCCAACAATGGGATCCGGATCTACAGGGATGGCTTGTAAAGAATTAAATCGCAACTTTATTGGTATTGAAAAAGATGCTACTATTTTTGAAATAGCAAATAAGCGTATTCACCAAAACCAAGAGGCAAACCAATCAATCCAAGTAGTTATATTGTGATCATCTAGGTGAGTAAAATTATAATTTGTGTAATTTAATTCAGTGTAATTAAAATCGTCATATGTTACATTAGTTCCATTTCCCCTTAATAAAAACATATATACTTACAATATATTTTTATTCCTTTAATTCTTTTGTTTGTTCTAAATACATAATAGTAAGTCTCTTGTCTAAACCATCATCCTCATCACTATCATCAATAATTTCTATTCCTCTTTCCCGTAAAAAATACTGTTCCAAGTCTGTTCTATGACTAGGACTTTTAAACAAATAATTATAATACCTACAAGGCAATCGTTCCTCTTCTTTATTTAAAAGAAAGTCAAGCATTTGATCAGTTCCATAAATAAGCTTGTTCCAATCAAGTTCATAAGTTTTCTCAGCAATACCATAATTAAGCATATTCAAATCTAATTTAAAGTTTCTATTGGGCAGCCAAGTCACATCTAAAGCTGTATCGGCTTTTTCGGGAATATCGGCAGAATTAAGTAATTCACTCATATATAATATAAGTATATATTAAATAATGAATCAAACTAAAAATACTTGTAATCTTTATTTAAATTCTAAATTCGCCATTTCAAAAGTAGGCGGATCTACTAGCAATTGTATTTTTGATTTTAACAGCTTACCAATAGATGATGGGGACATTTATTGTTCCATTCAAACAGCACAAATTCCGGGGACATTTTATAATGTAGATTCTATTAATCAGTTGTTAGTTTATAATGTTAACGGAGGAGCAAATATAAATTTAATAATACCTGAGAGCAATTATAATGTAAATACATTATTAACTTATTTACAAACTGTTATGACTGGTTTTACTATTACATACAATTCAGCAAATAATAAATATACTTTTACTCACGCAACAAATGTGTTTAGCTTTAAGAGCAGTTCTACTTGTTTTGAAATGCTAGGTTTTACTGATGGAGCAAATTATAATAGCACAGGATTAGCATTGACTAGCACAATAAGTGTAAATTTCTTTACAATCAAAAATATATTGATTGAATGTAGCAATTTAATAACAGTAAATAAACATAGCAGCACTTTAGATGCGAATGCGGGTATTTTAACAAGCATTCCGGTAACAGTAAGTCAAGGATCTATTTTAAGTTATTCAAATGTGTTTGGATTAAGTGATCGCATAACAACAGTTAAAAATTTCGCACAGTTAAGGATAAGGCTTTTAGATCAGGATTTAGATTTATTGGATCTCAATGGAGCTGATTGGACAGCAACGCTACAATTAAATTATTAATTCCATCATTAAAAAATAAAATATAAAGTAATATTATAATACTATGGGACTTGGCAAAAAACTATCTAGTGCAACCAAAGGCCTTGGTTCTAAAATAAGCAAAGGAACTGAAACTCTAGGAAAAAAAATCTCAAATGTTGAGAAACAAGCACAGCGTGGAATAGCAAAGGGAGTAGAAATGGGACAAGGTGCTATCAGAGATGTAGAGAGAGGAATAGTAGCTGCGTCTGGAAAAGTAGGAGCTATTAAGCAAGGTTTAAATACAGGTGCTCGAGTGATCGATGCTTTACAAACAACTGGACTCACATCAATGGTTCCGG